AGCGTAGGTTTATTCAAATCAACATGGAGCGAATGCCAAAAAAAGTATCGTTTGAGAAAATTTACGATTATTGGAAGGAGTTTGCTCAACACTGCGAACCCGAAGAAAACTGGCAAGACTGGTATGATTCATTTGCAGACGTTGTGGGTATTGAACGAAAAGACATATCAGGATTTAAGGATGAATTGTTGAGTAACGGAGCGATTTTGCAGGCAATAAAAAACACAACAAACTATACTATCACATTGAAGTTTTTCAGCGATTTAATGATTGTTGGAAAACCAACACGCGACGAAAGAAAATTTTTAAAAAAAGCATTAGAGGAGGTAATTGGCGAGCCGAATGGCTACAGATGGAATAGGCTTGAAGTTGAAGAGCGATTGACGAGAAAAATCGAAGAGCAAAAAAACGCTGATTTGGTAAACAATGTTATTTCAGAAGAGGATTTGGAAAATGGGTTACCTTTCTAAACGGCTAAAGTATATTAAAAGCGAAAAAAACTTGCTATTTAGTTGCACATTAAGGAAAATGTTTGTATCCTTGTAATACAAAATCAGGGTAATAATAATTAAAAATAAGAGTTATGAAAACAGAGAACAAGAGCGTGAAAAGATTAGAAGTGGGGAAGGATTATATTAATATGAATAACAACAATGTCATTGTTATTGATAGAGTAGGGGATTTTGACAATAAAGGCTTCTGTGAAGATTTATATAAAGAAAATCTCCTTTGTACTAATTATGAAATCTGGCGTGAAGCCACACCCGAAGAGGTGAAAGAGCGATTTGAAGCGCATCTAATCAAAAGGTATGGTGAGGATTGGAAAACAATGAAGATCAAGGAAGAACACCCAAGCTCAAGTCCTTATATGATAATGTATGGAGTGGAAATATCAAAAAAATATGGTGGCTGGAATGTCTGGAATAAAAATGGGTTAATTTATTGCGAGGGCGTTTGGGCGGAAAGGTTGGAAGAGGAAGAGGAAAAGGAAGAGGTTAACATTAGACCATCCGAGACCCAAATAGGTGGTAGCCATTATTCAGATATGGCAATTCAACCGATTGAATTTATCCACAAAAACGGACTTTCATTTATTCAGGGAAACGTTATCAAATATGTTTGTCGATATAAATCTAAAAACGGTATTGAGGACTTGCTAAAAGCAAAACATTATATTGATTTATTGATTGAATTTGAAGAGGAATAAATAATTAATCAAAACAAATAAATTATGAAAAAATATACAATAGAAATAACAGATGATGGAAAAACCACCCGTATGTCAAGAAAGAATGATGGATTTAATGTAATTGAACTTATTGGATTTATGGAAATGACAAAGCAAGACCTTATAAATCAATTTAAGGGATTAGCAGAGGATAAAGTCGATGTAATCACAAAACAAGCAGTGAAAAAGTAATGAAAACAAAACAAAAAAAACAAAGACAAGACGAGCAACGTCGAATGAATCAAGCCTATCGAGAACTGGCGTATGTAGGTGGTTATATTGATAGAGCAGTTAAATTAGTAAGCCTTCAATATCTAGTTGGCTCAATGGTCGATGTGATTGGAGCTGAACTGGAGCAAACGCTGGAGCGTGCTAATTTGATGAATGCAAAAACAATATCAATTCAAAATGCACTTCAAAAAGCAACAAATGAATATTATAAGTTTTTTGGAGGTATGATGAAAGAAGGAGCTGCACTGGATTGGGCAAAAGATATTGAGAGACTGGAGGCTGAACTTTACAAGTTCGCTGACATCAAAGAATTGCGACCTAAACGAAAAGCAATGAGGGAAGCTAAGGCGGTTATTGAGGGAAAATATGGTGTAAAATTGGAGGAATTAAAATAAAAAATTATGAACAACCAAAGGATGCAATTATTTATTGTAAAATACTCAATAAACTATCCATCAGGTAAAAAATGGATTACAGAAAAGGAAGCGTACGGAATTACTAAACTTGGTGCAATAGATACAATAAAGTGGCTCCACGGCAATAAAGACATATCTATTATTTCTGTAGAGCCAACTGGCAAGTATTCAGCTTTGGCAGTTTATGGAGATAATCATACTGTCGGTGAGCGTTAAAATTACACACAACGTAGCATTTACGAACGTTTTAAAATAAAAAAAATGACACTAAAACAAGCAATAAGAATAGTAGAAAACCACAATGAGTGGAGAAGAGATGAAAGTGTACCACCAAAAACAAAAATGGGTGATCCTAAAAAGTTAGGAGTAGCATTAGACGTGCTATTGATTGTTGCAAAAGATTATTGCAAAATATATAACATGGATAGGGTAAAAATTGAACCGGAAAAATGACTTAAAACAAAAAAAGGATGGTATTGCATTACAGTATTAATTTTGAAAACGATCCGTTCACTTATCACGGAGAAACAGAGTATCCGATCAACATATATCAAAATTGCGAGCCATATGCTGAGAGTATGACGGCGTTCGTCAAGGCTGATTTAACCAAGTCAATTAAAAAATGGGGGTTTACTCCGGATGATTTAATAAAAGCAGACTTCTATTTCTACAAAAGAAGTGAAGAGGTTATTTTTTTTAGTTGGGAGAAAGAAATCGAGGTTGAAGGAATAAATAAATAAAAAAAATAGAAATGACACCGACAGATATATTAGGGAACATCAAACTCTATAACGCCGATTGCATGGAGGTGATGAAAACATTTAAGGATAAGCAATTTGATTTGGCAATAGTTGACCCGCCATATGGGATAGACATTACCGAAAGCGGCAGACTGGGCAGGTATAACGCCAACAAGAAGAAATGGGACTCGAACACGCCCGACAGAACTTACTTCAATGAGCTTTTCCGCGTAAGCAAAACACAAATCATATGGGGAGGAAACTATTTCGATTTGCCGCCGACACGCTGTTTTCTGATATGGGACAAACAACAGCCTGAAAATGTATCGTTTGCATCGTGTGAGTTTGCATGGACAAATATGGACAGCAGTGCAAAAACCTTTTATATGCGCCCACAAGGCATTGACGAAAAATACAGAATCCACCCAACCCAAAAACCCGTACAGCTCTACAAATGGCTACTCCAGAACTATGCCAAAGAGGGCGATTCAATTATAGACACTCACTTTGGCAGCCTGTCAATCGGTATAGCTTGCCACGATATGAAGTTTGATTTAACCGCTATTGAGTTAGATAAGGACTACTACGAAATGGCGAAACAGCGATTAATTAACCATCAAAGGCAATTGACAATATTTTAAAATAAAGAAATGAAACCAACAGATATATTAGGAAACATCAAACTCTACAACGCTGATTGCATGGAGGTGATGAAAACTTTTAAAGATAAGCAGTTCGATTTGGCGATTGTTGACCCTCCGTATGGTATTGGAGCTGATAAAAAAAACAGTAAACGAGAGTTGAAAAGCAAGAAGAGTGCTGCAATTAGCAGCGATTTTGGTGGGCAAATTTGGGATAGCGCAATACCTACTAAAGCCTACTTTGCCGAACTAAAAAGGATAAGCAAGAAGCAAATTATTTGGGGTGCAAATTACTTTGGTTTAGTTGGTGGTATGCTTTACTGGCATAAAAACGTAACAATGCCAACTTATAGTACTGGTGAACTTGCATATTTAAGCTGGTTGCAAAAAATAGATTTCGTAAACATTACTTGGCACGGTATGCTCCAGCAAAACATGAAAAACAAAGAGAAACGTATTCACCCAACCCAAAAACCCGTACAGCTTTACAAGTGGCTGCTCCAGAACTATGCAAAAGAGGGTGACACAATTTTAGATACTCATTTTGGTAGCTTATCAATAGGAATTGCTTGTCACGATTTAAAGTTTGATTTAACCGCTATTGAATTGGACAAGGATTACTACGAAATGGCTAAGCAAAGATTATTTAACCATCAAAAACAATTAACATTATTTTGACACATTACCCCACCCAATAAACATCAATCAAGCCTATTTACTTTGACGTGGTTCAATTTAAAATATAAATATGAGTATTTACCCACCCAATAAAAATAATGCCTTAAACTCGATTTAAAAGACATACTTCAAAAGCAATTATAATTTATCAGTGAAGAGGCGGAGCTTCAAAAGTTCCGTCTTTTTTTTACTTCAGG